CCGCGGCCGCCGGAGGCCTGGGCGGGGGGTGTTTTGTGTTATCTTGATAATATAGAAATAACTGAAGCCAACCGACAAACTTTACTATTTCACGCTGCCTGAAACGCTAAATTTTACTATTTCACGCTGCCTGTTTCGCGTTTGATGCCTTTTCAAAAAATTGCTAAAAAAGTATTGACAAGTATGTATATGTATGGTATACTATACTTGTAAGCAAGAGATACTTTACATATTTTATTGGGAGGTTATTAAAATGTTGCTTCGTGATTCTACTGGCCGTTCTGTCGAATTCCATCTTTACGCTTCTTCTGGTGTTGATTTTGCTGAAGATTGGCTTAATGCTGGAAAACTCTCTTGTGATGCTGATGGTGCTTACCTTGTTGACGACATTGACTACGTTATCGACTATGCCAATGATGCCATCAATGGGTGCAATTCCGATATCGAAGGCAAGCTCGATGCTGATCTAGTGGTCCTGTGAGGGGGTGTTTCTTTTGCAAAAAATTACTATTACTGTTGATGATGCGACCCTTCATTGCCTGCGAGTTATGCGCGAAGTCAACGGTGTTTCTCATTCTGCCGCTATTAGGCTCGCTGTGATGGCTTATTATCAAGATAAGTTCTCGGTTCTGGCTGCCAAAAAAAAATAGGCCGTCTGTTGGTAGCAGTGCGGCCGAGGTTGACTATTATGCTGTATGATACATCCTCACTCCTAAAATGTCAAGTTAAGAAATATTCTGGTCTTAATTTCGCTCGCAAAATTCGGCTTGTCTCTCCCGATATATCGTCAAAAATATGGTATTGTGGCACATCGATTGGGCTTTCTTATGATGGCTTAATTGCTTCCGCCAACTTCTGCCGCAATCGATTCTGTCCCACTTGTCAATGGCGGCGGTCTGTTAAATTGTTTCGTCAAAATTTTGAATGCTTTGAGTGGATTAAAGAGAAGTATCCCGGTTGCCGATTTGTGTTTTTAACGCTCACCGTTCGCAATGTCTCGATTGATTCGCTCGCTCCTCGCCTTGTCGATATGTCTAACGCTTGGCATCGTTTCACGATGCGCCGGGATTTTAAGGCTTTGGGCCTGCTCGGCTGGCTCCGCGTGTTAGAGGTTACTCGCAATTCTTTTTCCGGTACGTATCACCCGCATTTTCATGTTGTTTTGGTCGTTCCGTGTGGTTGCTGGCTTCCTGATCACTCTTGGTGGCTTCGCTGCTGGCAGCTGGCGGCTTGCGATGAATCTATTATGTTTGTTAATTTGCGCGTTGTGGATGGCTCGAAGTCGTCATTTGAAGAGGTGTCGAAGTATGTTGTTAAAGATTCTGATTTTACCGGGTCGGCTTGGGTTCCTGAGTTTCCGCAACTCTACAAGGCGCTTGCTCATGTCCGTTGTTTTTCTCCTGCTGGCTGTTGGCGTGATTCTCGGCGAGCTCTGGGTTTTGTTGACCCAGATAAAGATAGTCTGACTGATGATGTGTCAACCGGCGGGAAAATTAAGGACTTTATTTATCTTTATAACTTTAGGATGTTTGCGTGCATTGGTTTCCACTAATTACGCTGCCTGAAACGCTAAATTTTACTATTTCACGCTGCATGCAATGTTTTTTGTTCTTTTTTTATAATTTTGCCCGGCAAGTTTGTTTAGCTTGCCGCGTTGATTTTTTTTTTTTGTGATGTATCATAAATTATAAGGAGGTGCTCTGTATGAGTGTTACAGTCTTAGGCATCCAGCATAGATTTGGCGAGTTTCAGGGCGTGCATTACGACAATTACAATCTGCACTGTGTCGAAGAAGTATCCGGTGATACTTGGGCGCGGGGAAGTCGTGTGACGTACGTTGAAAAAGTTCCCGCCGATGTGTATTATCAGGCGAATGCCGTTGACCAGATTCTCCCCGGGCATGAATATAATATTGTTCATAATCGTTTCGGCCGTCCTATTGATGTACAGTTAGTTAAGTGAGGTGTTTTTTGTGTCTGCGTTTGACGTTTTGACCGTTTCGGCCCTGCTGGAACTTATTCCTCTTACAGATCCGCCGTCTAAAGTTGTAACCGCTTCGGACTGGGCGTCTGTCATTACTGCGATGACGTCTCAGATTAGCGTTAGTACTGTCGTTGGCGTCCTCGCTACTCTCGTTACCGCCGGTATTGGTCTTGTGTTCCTGTGGTGGGGCGTGCGCAAGGCGGTTGGCTCTCTCATGGGCAGTTTCCGTTCCGGTCGTATTCGTTTGTGACTTTTCCTCTTTTCCTTTCCTATTCGCTTAGGCAGTTTGGCCGGGCCTTCTGGCCCGGCCTTTCTTTATAGAACTCTTGCCTTGGGGGGGCTGGGGGGCGCGGCCCCCTAGGGTTGCTTCTCTCTTTGGGGGGTGTTGAACTTGGATAGATGGCTTGCGGGCCTAAAAGGCACGCTTAACCTTTGGGACGCGCACCGCGTAAAGGTGTATAACAAGGAGTTTCGGGCAGAGCACCCGGAATATTTCGACCCTGACGGCATTTTAGTTTTTTGTGGCCCTCAAGGGTCGGGCAAAACTCTGTCAATGATACAGTACGCCTATCGGCTCTCTCTTGCGTATCCCGATATGATTATTTGCACCAATGTAGAGTTACACGATTGGCCCCCCGTGCGTGACATTATCCAATGGGAGGGCATGAAGAGCCTTTCTGAGGTTGAAAACGGTTTTGCCGGGGTACTTTTCTTGATTGACGAAATTCAGCTAGAATTTAATTCGCTCGAATCGAAACAAATTGACCCGTCCGTTATGCAGGAGATTGCACAGCAGCGGAAACAGCGCAAACACATAGTCGGCACTTCGCAGGTGTTTCAACGCATTGCTAAGCCTTTCCGTGAGCAATTTAAGTATGTCGTGCAGTGCCGAAAAGTCATGAATGTTTTGCAGTGTAATACTGTCATTGATGGGCAATCTGCTGTTGTCAACGATGACGGCACTATACAGGCGGCAAGCGTAAAAACTTACCATTGGATTCATAAGCCCTCGCTCTATCAACTGTATGACACATATGCCAAGGTGCTGCGTGTCAATGAGGATAGATATGGACAACAGTATTGGAGGAAATAGCTATGAATATTGACGTTACAGAAATTATTGCATTATTTGCGCAACTCGCAGGCCCCGCCTTCTCGGTGGCTTTTGTTTTCGGCTTTGGGGCTAAGTTGGTTCATTCGTTCCTTAGCATGGGACTTGACGGGAGGTTTAAGCTGTGATGCCTGAAGAAGATATGATTTTAGAAGAGCAAATTGAACAAGAAATTGCTCCTGAAGAGGTTGAAAATTATGAAGAACAGACGGAACAAGGCGCTGCTAATAGTCTTGATGACATCCTTGCTGGTGTCAATGAGTTGCTGGAGCAGTCGTCCAGTTACAGTGCATACTTGGAGGAAGGTAAATTTGAACCCGAAAATCAGATTATCGCTTTCGATAATGGAAACGCCGTGGCGGTATCTGATTTAGACGCGATTGCTGTACAGGCGGCGAATAGTTCCGTCTATCCCGGCACTTGGTCGGGGTCTATCCTTGACTATTTTTCGGGCGTGATGCGCCAAAACCCCGGCAAACATTATGTCGCATTCCGCAATAGCCAATACAGTTATTTCTTGTATTATGGGGATGATCTGACGTTTTCGGATGGTGTTGTTTCTGGTTCCGCCGACTATGTGGAGTACAACTACTACAATAACAATTATGTCGTTACAAGAGGTAATGATAATGTCAATATTAACATTAGCTCCGGCGTTGTCTATACAGACCTTAACTCTGCATACGGCGCACTTGATGGAGCATCTGAAATTACACTGCAGACGGTGTTGCTTGTATCTGTCCTCGTTTGTCTTGGTTTCTCTCTGTTGTGTCGGATTCTGTTTAGGCGCTAAAGCTGACAGCCCGACAAAATGGACTGCTTCTTGGACTCTGTCAAATCATCAGGCTGTCAATTATACTCTTAATCCGGGCACATCTGTTTTTCGCGGTTGGACTCTGAATATTAACGGCCCAATTAGCAAGGGCCAAGTATATTATATTAAAAATTCCCCTGCGTTGCTTTCTAATAATCAAAATACGGGTACTTCGTATTCTATTAACGAGGTTTGGGCCAATTTCGAGGGGTTTTTCTGGTGGATCGAAGGTGATAACTTTTTTTATTATGCGGACAAGGATTGTGATTGGGTGCGTGTATATGTGTCTTATAATCAGTACAATAACACTAATCAAATATGGAGTAGTAATAATGCGCCATCTAGTTATAATGTGACTATTAATCTATCTGACATTCCCCCCAATTTGGACGCTGACCGTGCACAAGATATTTTGACTGCTCTTAATAATATCAACAATTCCGTGTCTACTGCCGACAAAGAAGCGCGAAAACGGCTTGAAGCCATTAATAATTCTATCAACAATAACTATAATGACTTTACCCGGCCTTCTGATTCTGCCGTTGATTCTGCCAGCGGTACCCTTTCGGATACTTCGGATGTAACCGCAAAAACTGGGTTATTTACATCTATTGACAATCTGACGCAAGGCGTTTTCAATTTGTTTGCTAATCCCGGCTCTACTACTTTGACCTTTCCCGGATTCGGGATGGAGATTAACGGCGTGTCTTATGATGTATGGGCCGATACTAACTATAATCTTTCTGATATCGATGATAAGTTTGGGGGTCTTGTGTCTGTCGTGCGTTTTGCTACTTCTCTTCTGGTCTATCTTGCGCTGATAAGGTATCTCATTAACACTTATCATCGGATTTTTGGAGAGGGTGAATAGTATGTTAACTTTGATTCAGAAACTCGCCCATCTGTGCCTCAAACCGTTGATTGCTCTTTTTGATTTTCCCATTGTTCCGGCTGAACTCACAACATTAGTTAATAAGCTGTTTGAGTATATTCAGGCAGGCACCGGCATCTTAAATTTCTTTGTCCCGTTTGATGTTATCCGTCCGGCGATTGATGTATTTTTGGCCGTGTGGGCTGTTGAGCATGCTTACCAGCTTGTTTTGTGGGTGCTTCGAAAGGTGCCGATTTTGGGCATAAAATGAGAAGTAACACCCCCCGCGGGGGGCGCGGGGGCGGCGGCCCCGGCGCGGGGGGGGGGGGGGGGGTGGGGTCACAGC